GCCTAACCGGTGATTGTGATGCTAGGATGATATTTCCTGCTGATAAGGATGCTAATGGTTATTATCATGTTAAGCTTGATTGGTCGAGAGAGTACCTTCCTTACTTCATAATAGATGTTGAGGCTTCTACTATTTCTCCGGAATATAGGTATAACGGCATATCATTCGTACAAGCTAACTTTCATAGTGATACTTCTTGGGTGATAGGAGATACCTTAGTAATGCAGATTCCTCTATTTAAACCTTTTACAGGTAATTGGACTCAAACAGGTAACCTTATACCATCTTCAATTGTAGACCTTCCTCTAACTCAGTTTGCAGGTATAGAAGTAAATGTAGTTCAATCAGCTACCATACAATTTAGTGAAGATAATGGTGTGCTTAAAAGTAGACGAGTTGTTGGACCATTTATTCCTACTATGATAGGTGATACAGTAACAATTGCAATGAAGGTAAAATGGGATGCAATGTATGAGAAAATACAAAAAGACAACTTTGTTGAAAAATTTATCGTTGAATAGTTGATTCTTCGAATTATTATTATTATCTTAAAGATATAATTAATAGAATATATAAGATATATAATATAATTAAATAAATAATATATAAGTATATAAATATATATAATAATTAATAAATAAAATATAATATGTCATTGACAAAAGAAAGAATCCAAGAGAACTATGAAAAACACCTTAAGATAGTTAAAAACTATATAGGTGATAGACAAGATAAAGTTCTCTCTATGATAGATGCTTGGCAGGAAGAGTATGCTATTGCTCCTGCTAGTAGTAAGACTTGGTACCATAGTGCATTTCCCGGTGGATATGTAGACCATGTCAATAGAGTTGTGGAGTATGCAGTGAAGCAGATGAGGTTATATAAAGAGATGGGTGGAGAGATAGATTTCACCGAAGAAGAACTTGTTTTTGCTGCATTATTCCATGATTTAGGTAAGATGGGTGATGGTGATAAGTTAAATTACCTACCTCAGACCGATAAATGGCGTCAAGATAAGTTAGCAGAGATGTATACTAACAATCCAGAGTTAGACTTTATGTTAATTCCAGATAGATCATTGTTCATACTACAGAAGAATGGTATACAGGTTAGTAAAAATGAATTTCTTGCTATCAGATTACATGATGGTGTGTTTGATGAAGCAAATAAAGCATATTTCTTCAGTTATAACCCAGCTTCAAGGATGAAAACCAACATAGTTAACATTCTACACTCAGCAGACTTTTTAGCTTCCAAGGTAGAGTACGATATGCATGTAGGTTTACAAGGATACAAGCAAGGTGGTGTAAAAAAGACACAAAGTTCAACAGGCAAACGTGTTAATGCATCAGAAGGATTGAAAAACACACTTAAAAACCTATAATGGAATTTAATCCTACAACTTTTTACATAATTTTAGGAGTATTAGTAGGTACCCTAATTATTTTTATTTATATTTTAAGAAACCTACTAGTGAAGGTAGAAAAGTATGAAGATTCAGTTGATTTGTTACAAAATACAATCACAGCAATACAAAGTACAATAGAAGATTCACAAAAGCACCTTAATGAACTTGACAAACGTGGGGTTTTTCAGTCAGATGACGAGGTCGGTTATTTTTTTGAACAATTAAAAGAAGTTCAAAGTGAACTAGATCGATTTACAAATGCCCAGAAAGAAAAGCAAAGCTAATTACTTTACAAAAGAGACAGAAGAATATATAGTTAAGTACAACACATCTACAGATGATGAATACAGATCTAAAATATTCACAGACCACATATACATACCTTTTTACAAACTAGCAGAGAATATTATACATACTTTTAAGTTCTACTACACAGATGTAGATAAAATAGAGGATTTAAAACATGAATTAGTCTCAATACTACTAGAACAAAAGATTATGAAGTTTGACCCAACTAATGGTGCAAAAGCATACTCTTATTTTGGTACGATAGTTAAGAGATGGTTAATCAACTACAACAATAAGAATTATAAGAGGTTAAAACAGATAGGTTCATTTTCAGAAATGGAAGAATCCTATGATGCTAAACTTGCTAACAAGATTCAAGAGAATCACGGTGTTACTTTAGGTACCTTCATAGATCGATGGGTAGAAAGTACATACGAAACATTGAATGAAACATTTGTAAAGGAAGGAGATAGAAAAATAGCTGATGCTGTACTTACTATCTTTAAAACTAGAAATGATTTAGATATATTCAAAAAGAAAGCTCTCTACATCTACATAAGAGAGATGACAGATTGTGAAACTCCAGCTTTAACTAAGGTAATTAATACCCTAAAAGATGACTTCAAAGGAAAGTACCTTAAACTATACGAACGAGGATTAATCGTCAATAAAATACTTTAATCTATTTATAAGTAAACGATTTATGAGTTTAGATAAAGAAATATTTGACGGAAAATCTCTATCTGACCTCTTTTCTGAGATCCATAGCAATTCATCTACAACAAGAGCACAGGTAAAAGCTCTAATAGGTGAACTAAAACCTCTTATTGAGAATATAGGAGATGCTACTTTAATTGTACCTATGATTAAAGAGTATATGGAAATAGGAGTAAAGAATGATGAACAACTTATCAAACTAGCAACTATAGTTCAAAGAATAGAGTCAGCTAACGCTAAAGGTGAAGGTGGAGACATGTTTGATTTTTCAGAACTCCAGGATTTGCTTGAAGAGTCTGAAGATACCAAAGAAGAAGTTGAAGACGTAGAGAAGAAAGCAACCGAGGAAGATGATTAATTTCGGAGGAGGTATATTAGCTAAAGCAATTAGTGCAGCTAGAGGTACAGGGTCACCACCTACATTTAAGTTTGGAAGAGTGGTTGATGTTGTATTGGACGAATCTAGTGCGTTTTGGGATGAGTTTGGTAGATCACAAGCTATCAACGGTATTAAGTATAGACCATTAGATCAAGCATATTTAGAAGATGAAGATGCTGTTCTACCTTTCGCATACTGTGCCAACCCTCAACATATAAACATACCTCTAAAGAACGAAATTGTAATAATAGTTAGTCTACCATCAGAAAATAGAGCAGCTAATTCTTTACAAACAAAAAACTACTGGTTATCAGTTGTTAATATTTGGAACCACCCTCATCATAATGCTTACCCAGATACTTTACAAAGCGGTACAGGTAAAGCAGACCTTGGAGAAGATTTTAACGAAGTAGATACTGTCGCTCCCTTACAGATTTTTCCTGGTGATACTCTTATATCCGGTAGACATGGAAACACTCTAAGATTAGGTGGCACTAAGCATCAATACAATACACTAACAGACGACAGCAATAACGGTAAACCTTTTACTATAATTAAAAATGGTATGAAGGAACCTGATGATGGTACAGCTTTATCGACTGAAGATATAAATGAAGATGGTTCATCCATTTACATGGTATCTGATCATACAGTACCATTAGAAGAAGCTAATGTAAAAGCTGAAGCATGGTTAGATCCAGCTGATGTAGCAGGTACATATAAAGGTGACCAGGTACTTATTAATGGAGGTAGGTTATTTTTTAATGCTAAAGAAGAAGGAGCATTTATTGCAGCAAAAGAATACATAGGGTTAGCTTCTAAAGGCATACATATAGATGGAGAAGATATGGTATCGTTAGATGCCAAAAAAATATATTTAGGTTCAACTGCACTTAAGAAAGAAGACGAACCATTACTACTAGGTCAAACAACTCAAGATTGGTTAACCACTTTAGTAGATAATTTAGATACACTATTGCAGACACTATCTAAACCAGGTCCACCACCGGTGTATGTTGCAAAAGCAGTTGCTACATCAACAGCACTATTAGGAGGTATCAAGCAGTTAAAATCACAGATTAAGTTACTATCATCTAAAAAAGTATATACTGAGTAATGGCATACGTAAATATAAAAGAAAGTAACATAGTCAATGCTGTAGCCAAACAGGTAGGTGCAGTACAGGATATAGCTACACAGAAAGTCTATGAGTTAGTAAATGACTCTATACAAAAAGTGAGAAGAGAAGCTTGCCCTGTTCTACCAGAAGCAATAAGGTTACAACAAAGAGTAAACACCGTTCAAGGTAGTATTGGTGCTATTTCAGCAAGAATAAACAAGTTCAATAGAATAGCTCAAACAATACTTACACTTATTACTATATTCAAAATTATTAAAGCC